CCACGACCGGCACGCCGAGTTTTTTGGCCGTCTTTTTCATCGTCCGGCTGATTTTTGCCACCTCCGTCTGGCGATTGTCCGAGTCCCCGCTCGATTGGAATAGCTGGAGGTAGTCCACCACAATCATCTCGACCCCCTCCGTTTTGACCAGTCTGCGGGCCTTAGCCTGAAACGTCGAGATCGTCAGGTCTGGGTCATCGACCACGCGGACCGGCATGTTTTTTATTCGTTGGCTGGCCTGGTGCATCCGCTTTAGCTCCGCGTCGGAGGCGTAGCCCTGCTTGATCTTTTGCATGTCCACCCGCCCGTGGGACTGGAGCATACGGTCTACGTACTGGGCGCGGCTCATCTCCAGCGAGAAGATTACGCTTTTTGTGCCGTTTAGAGCCGCATTCTGGGCGAGGTTTACCCCCCAGGCAGACTTTCCCATCGCCGGACGTGCGGCCACGACAATAAACTGGTCTGATTTGAGTCCGGTCAAGTAGTCGTCGATCTCGGCCCAGCCAGTCCGGATGCCATTGATCGGGTTCTTGCCCGAGCGCCGCTTTCGCGTGGTCTCGATATGGCGCTCGACCTGCTCTTCTACGACCGTCTCGATGCTTCCGTCCGAGCCAGAAATGTCGTTTCCGATCTCCAAGATTCCAGACTGCACGCTCTCTAAAAGCTCAAGCGCGTCGGTCTCTTGGTCATACGCCTTGCTGATCCCGTCGGTAAAATCTCGAATCATCTCCCGCTTCAAAGACGCCTCCTTGACGATCAGGGCATACTTCTTGGCGTTCTCCGCCAGCCCGGCGTTGACCGAGAGGTCCGTGATATACGACGCGCCTCCCACCACCTCAAGCTCTCCCATCGTGCGAAGCTCCTCCGTTGCGGTGACTTGGTCGAGGGGGTCCCCCCGCCCGATGATTCGCATGATGACGCACGCCACGCGCTTGTGCTTCGGGTCGTAGAACTGGTTGTAATCCAAGGTTTCGGACATGTCGAAGGCCGCGTCAGTGCCGTCCTTCTGCGGTTTTAGGCACGCCCCCAAAAGGCGGGCGGCCACATCTTTCGCGTGGGGCGTTTGTCGGTTTGAGTGAGACATAAATCGTAGACGTTCATCTGGCGTATGTCAAAGAGATCAGGTCTTCGGGTCGTACTCGAAGACCCGCTGTTCCCCCCCAGGCTGAAACCGAACGGCGGTAAAGTCTTCCTTCGTGGCCCCGCTGTTTTCGACGATGCGCTCCATGCGCCACTCGTTGATCTCCTCCCCCGGATTTGGCTCGGGAAAAGTCTCTTTCTCGCCGCCCTCGCTCTCGTGGATCTCGGCTTTCATCTGCCACTCGTGGACGCGCCACTGGCCTTGGCCGTTTTTCTCTCGAAACTTCGTAGGGGAGACAAGATTTCCCTTCGGAACCCAAAAATCATCGACTTCAAAAAGCCACTGGATAATCTTATCCAGGGTATCTCGGCGAATTTCGCGCACCCGAACCACCCAGTCAAACGCGTCGGCCCATGAGCGTAGCATTTTGTCTTTCTTCTTGCGCCACGTGTAGGAGATGCGCCCGTTGCCAAGCTCGTCCATCCGCTCCCACCAGCGCTGGGCGTAGCGGTACTGCCAGTCGCTCTCGGACCACCCGTCGGGGGTCTCTGGGTCTTGCCGCTCTCGGCGCTCTTCTTCCCGGCACTGGGTATTTTCCTCGCGTTTTCGGTCTTTTTCCCCAGAGCCAACCACCTTCGCTCGAAGATCGCGGTTAATATTGTCGATTCGCAGGCGGTAGTACTTGCGATTATCTCCGTCGCTACGGTAGGGATGGCCGGTCTCGATATACCCGAGGTCTTCTAGCTTCTGAGACGACTGGGTGACGCTGTTTTTGTTGAGGAGACCCAGCGCGTCGTCGCTGATTTCTTCTCGGGTACGCTGGACCCAAAGAGACTCGTTGATCTGAAAATGCTCTTCTTCGTCCTGCCCCCGACGCGCTTTCTCGTCGTTGATCCGCTTTTTGATCTGGTTCTCGCGGTTGTGGTGGTTGGTCCAAAACTCCAGGACAGAGAGAAGATACGCGGCGTTTCGGTCCCCGCCGCACAGGTCGATAAAACTCTCTCGGAGGGGTATGACGTGGTCCTCCGAGGGGGTAATGATAAGAGATTCATGCACAGCGGTAGGCGGGGTCGGTCAATGGCGACGAGCGTCGGCTTGCAATCTTCTGGCGTGGTTTTCTTGATCTGCTTGTTAGAATAAGATCGGCAGTGTAGAATGTCAATCCGGGTCCTCCTCTGGCTCTTCCTGATTCTGCTCTTCCTCTGAGGGAGGGCTCGGCCTATCCCCGTGGGTCATTACTATCTTCCGGATGTCGTCCTTGTAGGACCGGTGGATGCGGTTAACATTTGTGATCCCAAGCTCTCGTTTCAGAAGGCGCTTTAGCTCATCGAGGCCGATTCCAAACTGCTCGGCCCCCTTGACCATTCGCTTAAACTCTTCGCCGCTAATCCACTTTTCCTTCTCGGGGTCATCACCGGTGGAAAGCATGAGGATTCGCTTCCACATGTATTTCACCGCGCCGGTCATGCTGACATACGGGCCGGTATCTTGGCTCGACTGCCCATGCCCCCGGCCCTGAAGGACAAGCGTGGCCCCGCTCTCGGTGTCCACGATGGCGTGCTCAGTGAGCATCCTCGTGATATCGTCTCGGATGTCCTGGTCGGTTTCCTCCACGCTTGTAAAAATCATTATTCCCTCTTCGATGAGTGGTTTCCGGATTTTCTCGATTAGGTTCTCCTCTTTCAAGTACGAATAGTTATGGTGAGTATTCTCGCCGGTCTTTTCAACGTACCCGACTTGCCGCATTACCAACAGGATTTTTGAGGTGAGGGACCCGAGGTCTTCCATGTCTCCTTCAAACGAGAGGGTGTTTGTGTTTTCGAACATATCTGCGGTAAAATCAGATTTTAGAGTGAAATGATAGAATTAAAGCGTTCCCCATAGGAGCCTGGGGAGCTAGGGCTACGCGACTGCCGCTTCGTCTTCGCTTTGCGGGTCTTTAAGGGCTTCCTTCTGAAGGCTTCTCAAAATCGACTTGCGCGGGTCGGTCTTCGCGTAGATCGATCCCTGCTGCACCTCCGACCCAACCACACGGTACACCGGGCACGTCCAGTACCCCCTACAAAGCTCGCCGTCGATCCGGCGCTCTCGGTTTTCTTGTTTTCGCCAAAGCCCGTAGGCCCGATAGTCCGTCGCGTGAATTTGCGGGATGGGGTCTGCGGTGGTCGGGTCCAGGCCATCTTCCGTTTCCTGGCACTCTTTTTTTGAGACAATGACCTTTCGCCCCGGCGCTATCGGGTCTCCGTGGGCGTCGGTATCGCCTTTTTGTGCGTCTCGGGCCGTGTAGTGGTCCGCTTTTCTAAAGAGTATCCCGTTGATCGTAGGCACAGTAGTAATACACCAGGTTGTTAGAATACATCGGACCTTTTTTAATCCCCCTCTCCAGGGCTTGTTTCGCGGCGGTGCATGCGGCGCAATTGGCCGATGTCGTAGAGACGCCCATCGTAGAAAGGGCCATCCAGCGCCGAGTACACCTGGTAGTACACGTCAATGCACTCAAGTCGCTGAGCGAGGCTCAAGACTTCTTTTCGGTCTCGGTCTTCACTCATAATTTTCTCTGCCGCATCGATGTACCGCTTTTTTCCGCTCGTAGACCGAGCCCACGACTTGAGCGTGCTAAAACTATCAGACCGGGCCACCGAGGGGGGCGACCCAGACCGGATCATCTTCAACGCCTCGTGGATGAACCGCTGACGCCACTCGTCGCATACGCCGCTCGGGTCGGTACACGTGTTCACGAGGTCTGATACCCACTGGGGCGTAGACTTGCAGATCACGACCCGCGCACTGCTGTCCTTCCCCTCCAGAATCATGCACTGAAGCGCAAAATCAGCGCGGTCCTGCATCTGATCCGGCACCTCGCGGCTGCTAGGGACGCGCCGGTAGGTCGTTTCCGTGCTGGTGAGGCTATCGCGCTCGAACCGACCCTTCTCCGAGATGCTACCCGCCCTGCTTTCGCGGAAGGAGGAGACAACATCTGTATCGAACTTGTTTTTTGGCGGGGATTGGTTCTTCATAATAATTTATATTTTACAGTTATATATTCTGATTTAAGAATTCAAGTGCATCGGAAACGTTGTCTTCTTCGACTTTAGCAATCATCTGGCCGACGACTTCCGTGATCTTTTCGTCTTGGGGGAGACCTACGTTCGAATCCCCCTCCTGAACAGACAGTCCCACAAGCGCCGACGCCATAACGCGCAGGCCCTCTTTCGCCCCACTGGGGTGCTCTCCCCGCCACTTTTTTGCGACCGAGAGAAGCACGCTCATGTACTCCTCGTCCCGGTCGGTAAACAAGGGCTGCCCGCTGGTCGTGACTTTTGCTATTTTTTTCATGTTTAGTGTGGCAATTAGTATGAGGGTTGGTGTGGGCTATCACGGCCTGATTTTACGCGCTAGTTTTTTGAACGTGTCGGGGTCCGGGCAGTAGTGCCGTGTGCCCCGGAACGTATGCCGAATCCGTTTCGCCTGCTTGCTAGATGTATACCACATCTCCTCATTCGAAAGGTTATCAAACCAGTAGATCGTAGACTCTTTCGAGTGGGTCGCAATCTGCTCACATCCGTCCCAGTCGGTAAAATACAGGATTACTCGACCCTCAAGACCCCAGCTTTTCTTTCGGTCCGACCGGACAAACCGCCTGTGCTTGGGGCTAAAGATTCCGTCGATTCGCCCGTTCGGGGCCAGAAAAATGTCGATGTCGTCTCGAAGCATCGCCCCGCTGGCGATCCGAGAATAAAAAATCGCTTCTTCTCGGCAGGAGGGAGACGTGTCTACGAGCAGGGCCAGCCGCCGCTTCTCGTAGTCTTTCTTGCAGTGATGCAGGGGCCGGTTGTCGATCTGGCGTTTCATAATTTTCTTCGCGTCCCAGAACTCGTCCCCACCAGTCTCTTCGTAGGACATGTCTTCGGCGAGCTTGCTCACCACAAGCGCAAACATTGACGCCGTCTGGTGATCTTTAATTTTCTGAGGAGTCCAGTCCGTTCCCACGTCTTCACGGTTAATTTCGTACATGAACTGCTGAAGCTCTTCCTCTACCTGCCGCTCTTCGGACTTGTAGCCGCTCGGGCCACCTGGGTTGGTCAAAAACTCTGTTTCTTCCCCGGACGAAGAATTGTTATAC